AACTATTCAACGTCAAATAGCAGCACAGCAGGCATTAAAAGCTGTTGAAGAAGAGAAGAATAGGTTATTAGAAATAGCAATTAAGGAACTTGCTGAAGTAGAAGACGCAAAAAGACTTTCTAAATTAACACCTAAAGAATTAGCGACCGAACGTAAAGAACCATATGTAGCGGTTTTAAATACCTATGTCAATAAAGATAATTTAAGAAACGGATTTTTTGAACTTGACTGGAATGAATATTTTGTTATGCAATTAACAGAAGTAGGTTACAAAGGTGCTTCAGAAGAAGAAATTGTGGATGCTTGGTTCAGTGAACTTTGCCGTAATATTGGAGCAGAATCAGGTGTTGATATGGAACGCCGTGGTTCTGGTTATGTTAATCGTGCTCTCCGTGATGACGGAAAAACAGAGATCTCATGACTTATATATTAGTAGATACTGCAAATACGTTCTTCCGTGCTCGCCATGTGGTTCGGGGTAATCTTGAAGACAAATTAGGTATGAGTATACACACCATTTTAGGCAGTGTTAGAAAAGCTTGGAAGGATTTTAACGGGTCTCATGTTGTCTTTGCACTAGAGGGACGTTCATGGCGTAAAGATTATTACGTTCAATATAAACGAAATCGTTTAGATGCTCGTAATTCTCTTAGTCCCCGTGAAGTGGAGGAGGATCGTATATTTTGGAAAACCTTTGATCAGTTCAAAGAGTTCATCACAGATAAGACTAACACCACAGTACTACATCATCCACAGCTCGAGGCAGATGATCTAATTGCTGGTTGGATTGATCTTCATCCAAATGCCAATCACGTCATTATATCAACTGACGGTGACTTTGCTCAATTAATTGCGCTAAACGTTCGTCAATATAACGGAGTATCTGGTATCACAACTACACATGAAGGATACTTTGATGAAAAAAATAAACCAGTAAAAGATAAAAAAACTGGCGAAGTTAGGTCTGCTCCAGAACCAGAATGGTTGTTATTTGAAAAGTGCATGCGTGGCGATACTAGTGATAACATCTTCTCAGCATATCCGGGTGTTCGTGAGAAAGGTTCAAAGAATAAGGTTGGTTTAAGAGAAGCTTTTGCTGATAGGAATAATAAAGGATGGGCGTGGAATAATCTCATGCTACAACGTTGGGTTGATCATGAAGGTCAAGAGCAAAGAGTAAAAGAATGTTATGATCGCAATAGATTGTTATGTGATCTTAGAGCACAACCTGTTGAGATTAGAAATCTTATATTTGATGTTGTTAATAAACATATTAATAATAAAAAAAATATACAACAAGTAGGAATCAGATTGTTAAAATTTTGTTCAACATATGATTTACAAAAGATTAGTGAGCATGTGCAAAGTTATGCTGAACCATTAAATGCGAGATATGTAGTATGAATATAATTTCTAAAGAACTAATTCCAGATAAAGAATGGATCTTGGTTGAAAATAATAAAAAAATAGGCTCAGTTAGCAAATCAAAACGAGGTTATTCATTGCTAAAAAATGGAAAAAAAGTAAATTACAAAAGTATAGACCATCTTGGAATAGAACTTCCTAAAAAAGAAAGTACTAGCAAAATAGAACATAGTCAACAGTATCAAATTTATAATTTTCCTTGTAGCTCAAGACCCTATGAACCAATATTCAATATCATAAAAAAGTTACCCATATTTACAAAGAGCAAGAAAAGCCAAAGCCACTTCTGTGCTGGATTTTATATAATAAAATTTAGAAAAGGTTGGGTAAAAAGCTTCTGTCCAAAATTAATAACCTTGGAACGATATTCTTATCATGGTCCTTTTAGAACAGAACATGATATGAAACGCGAGTTAAATAAAATAAATAAATTATGAAACTATTAAATACAATTTATATTGAAGAGTTTTTAGAGAAAGCCAAAATAGCTGCAAAAACAAATCAAAAAAATTTACAATTATCACACAAAGAATATACCGATCTTGCAACTAGTTTAGGCATAGTAATGACAAGACTTTCAGGTGAACTAGAAAAGATAATAGCGGAACCCAATAATACACCTGTAAAATTAAATTTAGATGGAGGTAAATTTTAATTTACCATAAATATATACGCACTTTTAAGGAGCGTATGTCGTGAGTAGACCTAAACCACAGATATTGTTAGAAGTTACTAATAAAAAAAGTTATAAAACTGAGCAAGTGCTATCTGCTGAAGCTATTTGGGCGGTTTTTTACAAAGACAAGCCAATTAACCTTAAGATCAATACCAGTATTGTAGAACAACAATTGGGTCCAAAATATAAAAAAGTAAGCTTTAGTAATTCAGGTCATGCTTTTAACCTTGCAGAGCGCCTAAATAAACAATTTAACAGCAAAGATTTTTCCGTTTACAAATTAACCGCAGGCAAAAAAATAGTTGATGAATCAAAAAAATAAAATAACTGAATTCTTATTAGATTCATATAAATTAGAAAAAACAAAAGAAAATATTAAAAAATACAAAATTCTATGGTGGAAGAATATTAGAGAGAAAAATAAAGGTGGTTTATGGTTAACATCACAAGGATTTGATGCTTTAATAAAAGCAAACATAAAGAATTACAAGATTAAATTTGAAAATCCTATTTTAGAATTTGAAAACAAATTTATCATCTGGTTGGATAACTATATAGATTGTCCATTTTATATAACAAAAAAAGATATCTACGTTTTTGAAGAGAAAACTGCGATTCAAATTATTCTATTTTCTGGCAATTTAAAATTGTTGTATAACAGCCACACAAAATATCAAAATAAAATACTTGACAAAACTCTATAACTTTACTAAACTAGAGACTCGTTAGTAAATTTTCAAATTTAACTTTATAGAGATACAAATGGCAAAAGAAATGTCCGTAAATCGTACTGTGACTCCTAATGCTTCTAAAGCGGCTATTCGTAAAGCAATGAGCAAAAAACGTCCTATCTTCATGTGGGGCCCTCCAGGTATTGGCAAGTCAGACATTGTAAAACAAATTGGTCTAGAACAAGATCGTGAGGTGATTGATATCCGTTTGAGTCTTTGGGAACCTACTGATATCAAAGGTATTCCGTACTACAATAGTCAGGCAGATACCATGACTTGGGCTCCACCATCAGAACTTCCTTCTGATTCGAACAGCACAGCCATCTTGTTTTTAGATGAACTTAATTCTGCTGCTCCTGCTACTCAGGCTGCAGCATATCAACTAATCCTCAACAGGCGTGTTGGTACTTATCGTTTACCAAATGGTGTAGATATTGTGGCAGCAGGTAACCGTGAAACAGACAAAGGTATAACATATCGTATGCCTGCTCCGTTGGCTAACCGTTTTATTCACATTGAATTGGCAGTAGATTTTGAAGATTGGCTTCAGTGGGCTACTTTAAATAAAATCCACGAGCAGGTTGTAGGCTATATTGGCTTTGCCAAACAAGATCTCTATGACTTTGATCCAAAATCAGCGAGCCGTTCTTTCGCCACTCCTCGAAGCTGGTCTTTTGTTAGTGATCTTTTAGACGATGAAGACATCAGCGACACAACTCTTACTGATTTAGTATCTGGCGCTGTAGGTGAAGGTCTTGCTGTCAAGTTTATGGCGCATCGCAAAATAGCCAAACAAATGCCTAAACCCGAAGATATTCTTAATGGTAATGTAAAAGAGTTCGCTGTTAAAGAGATCTCAGCAATGTACTCTTTGACAATTAGTATGTGCTACGAACTCCAAGAAGCAGATAAAAAGCAAGTCAAAGGTTGGGATTCAATGGCAGATAACTTCTTTAGTTTTATGATGGATAATTTTCCAACTGAGCTGGTTGTTATGGGTGCCAAAGTTGCTTTAACCAATTATGCACTACCATTTGATTCTTCAAAATTAAAGAACTTTGATCGGTTTCATGAAAAATATGGCAAGTATATTATTCAAGCCATGGAAGGCTAAAAAGGACCCGCAATGGCTCTTTTCTCTCGCTTTACAAGTAAAATGAATACTTAATAAGTATATAGTAAATAACGGAGAAACACATGACTTCAGTGATGAAAGGTTCTAAAATTGCAAAGCCGAAGTGGGAAGGAAAAACTTTTACTGCCCAAGAGCAGGCTAAAATCGTTGACAAGTTAGTAACTGCTCGCATTGGCCTGCTACTGCGTCATCCATTTTTTGGCAATCTAGCCACTCGTATGAAAATGATTGAAGCTAGTGATTGGTGCCAAACTTTAGCCACTGACGGCAGAAACTTTTACTACAATACCGGTTTTGTAAATGAACTTAATCCAAAAGAGTGTGAGTTTGGTTTAGCTCATGAAGTCCTACACAATATCTTTGATCATATGGGACGCCGTGAAGGTCGTAATGCTAAACTTTCCAATATTGCTGCTGATTATGCGGCCAACCAAATCCTTAAAGATGAGAAAATCGGCACTGTGCCATCTTGGATTCGAATTTTTCAAGATGACCGTTATAGAGGAAAGAGCTATGAAGAGATCTATGCGTATCTTTATGCACAGGCTGAAAAAATCAATCTAGAAGATTTAGGTGAATTATTAGATGATCACTTGGATGATAATGAGGAGAACAATGAAGAAAGTGGCTGTGAGGATGAAAATAAGCCTAGTAAAGATAAGCGTCCACGTTTAAGCAAAGAGGAACGCCAGCAGATCCGCAACGAAATCAAAGAAGCTATGATTGCTGCGGCACAAAGTGCCGGTGCTGGCAAGGTTCCAGCTGGAATTCAACGTATGATTAAGGATTTAACTGAGCCTAAAATAGATTGGCGCCAGTTGTTACGAATGAACATTCAGAGTATTATCAAAAGTGATTTCAGTTTTATCCGTCCAAATCGTCGTAGTCAGCATACTGGTGCCGTATTACCTGGACTAATGAATGAAGAAACTATAGATATCAGTATAGGTCTTGATATGAGTGGCTCAATTAGCAATAATCAAGCGAAAGATATTATCAGTGAGGTTAAGAGCATTATGGATGAATACAGAGATTTCAAAGTTAACGTATGGTGTTTTGATACTGAAGTCTATAATTACGCAGAATTTACAAGCGATACCAAAGATGATCTTCTTGACTATGAGATAAAAGGTGGTGGTGGTACAGACTTTATGGCCAATTGGGATTTTATGAAGGAACAGGGAATTACTCCAAAAAGATTCATCATGTTCACAGATGGATATCCCTGCAGTAGTTGGGGTGATGAAAATTACTGCGAAACTCTATTTGTTATTCATGGCAATGATACTATTGTTGCTCCATTCGGCCAAACAGCTTATTATAAATGAGTTTAAGTAGAGGAGAATTGAATCCTTTAGATGTTCTAGGAATGAGAAAATTAAACTTTATTCCTAAACATTTTCAAAAAATTACTCTAAACACAGGATTTCAAGAT